CATAAGGAGTGGCAAAAATAAATTCTATGTTTGCCGCGCCAGTTGCTAAATTCGCCCCATTTACTGATTGAGAAGTTGCCAGTGGCGTGCCAGATGGCGAACCTTTGCTATCAGCTTCTAAAGTGACATAAACATTATCAACTGGTGAACCATTTTTAGAAATAGCAAACATACAACCCCAAATCTTTGCGCCAGTTAAAGCGGTTTGAAATGATTGAGCTAATTTTTCCGAAGCGCCAGTCCCCAAATCTTCTGTGCCATCAGAGCTTAAAAATTCTTGATCAACATTAATAATGGAAAGAGCGTCATTGGCTGTCAGGGCTTCCCCAGCGGTAAAGGCAAAACTTTGCGCTAAATTAGTTGCAATCCAACTTGTACCATCAAAATAAACATAATCAGTGGCTGTGCCACAGTAAAACTTCGCTTTATCAGAATCAGAATCATCAATGCCTAAAATAAAACCAGTTTCTGAATTTGTAAAATCTGTCTTACCAGCTTGAATTTTAGAATCACCAGCATCTGGTGTAACCGCTAAAGTAATTGCTTTGGAACTTATCGTCCCCGCTGATAATTTAGCCACACTTAAAGCATCAACATAATCACCAGAAATAGATGAGCCAACACCAGTTGTGATTGCTCCAGAAATGGTAGCAGAAGTACAAGCCAAATTTCCCGATGTGTCTAAATAAAAATTCTTAGCGTGAATAGATGCGTCTGAACCATCAGAATAAATTGTTAAATCTCCAGCGTTGGCGGTATATCCCGAATGGTCTTCTGTGCCGGTGTAAATAGAAGTCGCGTTAATACTCCAACCTCCAATGGTACCTGTAGAGGCAGAAAGCGTGCCTCTAAAGGTGCCACTGGATGCTTCTAAATCACCATTACTATCTAACTTCCAACCAGCTGACCCAACTTTATAATTTGGCGAAGTTAGCGTTCCTTGGTTTAAAACCGAACCACCACCACCAGTCACCACATTGGAAGTATCATTTGTTTGATTTACCAGCATGTTAAGTTCTGGTTCTTTATTTCCTGACGCTGAACCAGAGCTAACAGTTTGTTGTGCTGGTATGAAATTTAATTCTGGTGTGTCGTTAATTTCCATTTATTCTAAAATTAATGCATAAAGTTGTGGGCTTGTAGTTGTACCCGTCAAAGACACCTTTAATTGCAAAAATTCGCTACTGGGTATGCCACTTGGTCCTAAATTAATTAAATCCAACAAATAGGAAATAATAAATTTAACACTGTAAGTTGAATAAGGAAAAGTGCCAAGCGTAGTAAAGCTGTCAGTTAAATTATTGCGATACTCCACTTTTATTCCTTCATTAGTTGCCAGTTTTTTAACTAATTGAAATTCAATATCACTCATTTTTTTTGGATTTTTGTTGCGACCAATACGATAAAGGGGGGTAATAAAATATCCCCTATAAGAAGTGGTATAAGCGGCGGTATTAGTTCTGTCTATGCCATAAGTTGTATCATCTTTCCAACCAACTGTTATTTGGTCTCTTGTTACCGGACAGAGAGCCGACACTTTAACAATAGATGAAGATCCATCAGAGCCAGTAGAAATTGTATGTTCGTGATTTAAAATGCTCCCTCTCGTCGTTTCCATTACTGAATAAACTCCCATTCCACCAACAGTTTTAGCGGAACCGCCCTCGCCTACGCCAAAAGTTAATCTATTTTTATAATTACAAATTGCTCCAGGATACCATTCAAGATATTTACCGCCCGATATATCAGCGATTGATTGTGGAATCTGAGCTATTGGCCACGCTTGCACTCCATTACTTTTATAAACCATGCCTTCAACCCCAGCTAAAATATAAAGAGTGCTGTTGATAGTTAAAAGCCCATGAACACCACATTCAGCTATTTGAATTGGCTGACCATAAGTTGTTGAGCTACAATCCCAAGGGAATATATCAGCTTTTTTAACATCATAAACATTAGTTCCTTGCCAAGTGCCAATCATTAAATTATTGCCCTGTTCGGCCAAACATTTAACACGATAATCTTCCGGTAAAGTTAAAGAAGCGGCCGTAGCGGTATAAGTTGCCCCAGTACCAGGAGCAAAATTTTGACCAGTATTTTCTTGTATTTTAGCCACATATCGCCCATTACCAACATACAAATTACCATCTAAAGCACTTACCAACATTGGCTGAAATGCGCTGTCAGAAGTTAAAGCTAACCATGCTTTTGACCAACTGGGCGTCCCAGAAATCGGTCCATAAACATCAATGCCATTCCCATAAGCCACAAACAAATAGTCTTTCCAAACAGCCAATCCTTGTCCTGCTCCACCAGCAGTGTTGCCAGTTACCTTAGCCCAAGAATCACCAGAATCAGCCGAAGCATAAACTACCCCGCCCGCATCAAGACAATAAATCTTAGCTGGCGAAGCATTACTTTTAACTAACCACAAAGGTTGCCCCTCAATTGTTGTACCCGATTCTTTTTCCAAAGCATTATTAAGTTTAACTACACCTGGAGTTGAAAAAATATCAAGATTTCTAACATCTTGAAAACCAACCAAGGGGCTTTGGGAAATACCAGATGAAGGGGCGTAAATTGTAAAGTCAATTTTATTGGCCATTTTATTTAAACGAACGTTGTCGTGTAGTTATTTTGTCATTATTAATTTTTAAAAAAGAATGAGTGCCAGAACCAGCGGCGGTTGTTGCTATTGGGTCACCGGCATAATCATCCCAATTTTCTGTTGATACCTGAAAAGTAGAAGAAGTAAAACCATTCCTAATCACATAATAACTTTGTTCTGGATAATCAGTGCCATTATGAGCATAAAGACCAGTTGGCAAAGTGCCAGTAGTTTCTAAAATTATCTCATCCCCCAAATTTAAGTCGTGATCCACGCAAGTAAAAACAGCTGGGTCTGCTGCTGAAATTGTTACTGTTTGAAAGTATTTCATATAATTTTTTCTCCAATGTGTCCGATTCTAACAATCGGATTAGTAAAAGTTTTTATATTATATTTTTTAGCTTTTTCACAAAAATACCAATCTTCACCCAACTTACATTGCCCTGTATCGTAAAATTCAAATTCAAACCAAGGACGGGGGACTTTCTTAAACACTTCTACTTTGATTAAAATTATTCCTGTGCCAGTAGCATGACATTCAAAGGTTTGTTTATATTTTGGATCATTACTCTGTTCTAATCTTATAAAATTAACCTCGTCTAAAAATTTAATTATCTGTCCAGTATCACTTCTGGGGTGGTAAGCTACTCCCAAAATGTCTTTATCATCTGCAACCAGCTTATCTAACAAATCTGGTTCAAAAGTCATATCAGAATCAATCATTAAAATATAATCAGAATTATTATTTAATGCTTTAACTGCGATATAATTTCTGTTTTCAGCAATAGTGTAACCATTCTCAGCCACTACAATGTGAAAATCATAACCTCCATGATTAACCAATTCTAATAAACATTGTAATGTTTGGGGATAAAAACCTCCGTAAACTGGTAAACCAATGGTTATTTTTAGCATATATATATTTGACAAATTTCTGGTCTATCTTTATAAATGGAACACTTATTATCAACTAACTTAGAACACGGGTGATTAATCTTTATCTGTTGCTTGCCATCTTTTTCTATTACCCCCAACCCGTGATATTCAACCCACCTGATGTCGTCTTCATCAAGGAAAATTCCTAATGGTAAAATAATATTTTGGCAACATTTGCCACATTGATTACACATAACTAATAAATTTTTTGTCCAATGTGTTTAATTTCTAAAGTATTATCTGCCCAGACGTCATAACCAGCGTTTCTAGCGTCTTCACAAAATATCCAATCGTGGCTTCGTTTCACCATTCCATTAGGAAACCACTCGTATTTAAACCACGGCTGAGGCAACTTTCTAAACACATCGGTTTTAATTAATAAACAACCAGTACCAAGTGCTTTTACTTTAAAAAGTCCTTGTGGTCTTTCCTCATCAAAATACTCCGCCACATCTGCTTGGACTTCATATTTAGTTTTATACACCCCACCAACAATATCTTTCTTATGAGCTAATAGTTTAACTAAAGTATCAGCCGGAATAATCATGTCATCATCTACAAAAAATAGATAATCACAACCATTTTTAACTGCTTGAGTTACTATCCAATTTCTATTTTCCGAAGTATTATAACCACGATTAGAAACTAAGATACAAAATTCAACATCTTTTGAATACGCAACCAAATCCAACAATGACTGGGCTGTTTTTGGTTTAATCAAACGATTACAGGGAACACCAATAGCTATTTTTAACATATCTCTGCTCTCACGCAGTGGAGAGCAGAATATATTAACAATTACGCTACATTAATATCCATGAAAAATTCAGCTAATTGAGCTGGCCAATTAAAGCCATAGTCAACACGAGAGACAATGCCCAAGCCAGATTTAGGAGCAGCGGTAGTAACTGATGCGGGTGGATCTTCAAGGAATTTAACCTTTCCGAACGTACCACGCAAAATACCCAATTCACCGCATTTCTTAATACCAGCAAAGACATGACCAGCAGTATGACTATTGGACAAGTAATGATCAACGCCCATATAGCGGAACGCTTTTTGTACTGGAATGCCATTCTTTAAAGCAATATCAGCTTCTGTAAAGCCATTGGCTTGTACAAATGCTTCTAAAAGTTCAAAGTCAGCAGCACGCCAGACAATAAATATTCCATTTTGAACAGCCAAATCCACGCCATTATTGGCATAGAGTTTGCGTTTAATAGCGCGAATAAGATCATCAACGTTTGACGCACTAACAGTAATAGCGGTGGTATCGTCATCACCAGTATTAGCTAAGTCAGTCGCACCAAAATCTTTCCAACTGCCATGTTCAGCCAACATTAAAGATTCTAATTTCTCAGAAATCTTTTTGCCTTGAAATTCAGCAATGGTCATTTGAGAGACATAATTCTGTTGAATTCTGTCTGCTTCATCAATAAACATTGCTATCATCTTGGTAGAGCTGATTGTTAAAGTATCAGCTGTTAGAGCAAAATCATTATAAGCATAAGCTGTCCCGCGAGTACCAGTTACAGCGCTCGGTTCTGTTGACATATATGCACCAACGATTGTTCTAACATCAGCATATTTAACTAAAAGAACATCTGACCATGTAGTTGGAGTATTAATTCTGTCGCGCATTCTCTGGACGTAATCATGTTTATTCCACCTCATTGTTACTTACTTTTTTTAAGATATTTTATTAAATCGTTTAATGTTCCTATGTCATCTTTAACTTTTCCTAAAACAGTATTACATCTTTCGCAAATCCAACCTCTAAATTTTCCTGTGTTGTGGTCGTGATCAAAAACGATAACCCCCTCTTGACCACATATTTCACAATTATGCGGTCGTGGTCTACCCACCAACTTTCCTAATTCTTCAATATGCTTTTTCCACCATTGGCGGTTATATTCATATCTTTTCTCTTTATTATTTTTATACCACTCTCTGCTTCTTTTTTTTGCTTTTGCCAAATATTGTTCACGATTTTTTCCACCTCTGTATCGTTTTTGTCGTTCTATATATTTTTCTTTATTACGTTTATATTCTTCAGGATTATATCTCATAAAAGTAGGATAAACATTTCTGTTTATCTCTGCGATTTTTTTTGTTATATTCGCAGTTCGGACTATTGCATCACCTTTTACCATAAATAGGCGTCCTTTCGTTTAGTCTCTGCAACTGCCTTACGGCTTGTTGAGCGTTGCCCTCTGCAGGGTTTTCGCCATTAATTAGAAAGGATTTATAGTTGTCTGGAAATCAAACAACGGTATTTGCCATAAAATTTATAAATTTTAATTAATTCAAAATCAAACGCCGACCATACCAGATTAAAAAAGTTCATCAGAAAACTTATTACCCTCAACATCACGCTTCATCCTGGCATCAATTACTTGATTGGCTAAAGCGATATCGGGTGGGGTATCGTAACTTCCGTCTGCTTTTTTTCTATCAATCCAGTAATCAACTGAATTTTTAGCAGAACCACTTGATTTGCCACTGCCAGATGGCATCCCAATTTCAGCTTCACGCTGTAATTGAGCACTTTTTAATTTGGTCTTTATATGTTCCATCCCCAAAACATCTGTTAGAGGAAGGTTTAAACGATTAGCTTCGTCTTGGACAATCTTTTGATCGTCTGGATGACTAACTCCTTTCGTTTCCAAAAAAGCCAATTTAGCATAATCTGGTTCGTTTGATTGTTTTTTTTCCTCATTTTTAGGAGTTTCGGTCTCCGATGTTTCTTTGATTTTACTGCGCAAAAACTTAAGTTCTTGCTCGGCCTTTTCTGCCCGAATTTTCTGATTTTTAGCGTATTCCTTGGTTTTAACCAATTCTTCGTTATTATCAGAACCTTCGTTTTCAAGATTAGTGTCTTGATCACCCTCAAGATTTAAGGCATCTTGATTTTCCATATTTTCTTCTTCCATAGGATTTGTTTAAGCTGGTAAAAACACCAGCAAATTAATTTGTTAAGTTAGAGCTTAACTCTCGTTAATAAGTAATAACTGTTTCAGCACACAAATATCCATTACCATACCCAGCAAAACCATGCGTAGCCTCATCTGTGGTAGTTGCACCACTACGATCAGAATAAGCCACCAAACACACGTCAGATCCTAACAAAAATGGAGTGCTAGTAGCGCCAGAGCTATCCAAATAATATGTTCCTGGTCTTGCTGCCACAAAAAAACCGTTTGTCACCTGCGTATGTGGTGAGATAAACGATCTGGTGGTTGTATTAACAACAGTAGATGCTAAAAGTGTCGCTGTAGTGGTCGCAGTTAAACTTTTAGAACACAAGCCATCTTTGTTAATGGTATTTCCTGTTGCACAAGTGGTTGTTCCAACGGTAAAGTGAGAACCAAATAAATCATTCGGATCTTTAAAGTCAATAAACCAATTCTTAATCCACACATCTTTGCCGGTGTTATTACACCAGTGACCCAAATCGTCTGGATTAGCGATTGAAGTGGTAGCTTTTTCAGCTAAATTGATTTTGATATTACAGAAACTCTTAACAGAGGGCTGCACAGTATCAAAAAATTGAACTGGCGTATAAAAATCACCACCGACAGTAGCTCCAAAACTTGGTTCTTCAGAATTTACTGTTTGCTCGGCTTCGTTGTAGTTATATGTGCTTCCGCCGCTTACATTGACGGTTTGAGAGTTAGAATAAGCATATCCCACTCCGCCGACCAATAAAGCGACCAGCAATGAAATAACTACGTAAATTATTCCATTATTATTTTTTCTTTTTTCCATATTTTTTTTCTTTATTAATTTTCTTTTTAGCGGGCTCGACCACTTCCGCTTGCGATTCATTAAGAATTTTGTCTTTTAAAGAAGACATTTTTTTGTCATATAGCATACATTTTTAAAAGTTAATTTTTAAATTATCTAAACATAATTGTTGAAGTTCCCAACGTTCCAGAAACTACATCTAAAAACAAACCCAAGTTATAATTCACATCAAAAACATAAGTCCCGGCAGCAGTGCTTGGCGGAAAAGAAGCTAAGGTTCTGGTAGAGGTTGCAGAACCGCCCAGCCCCTTGTTATAAGATTGGGTAGAAGTAGCATCCATTAACATAAATTCCACATCACCGGCTTTGGTAATAACCACTTACCCTAATGTGCCAGGGCCAGTATCAAGACTTTGATCTGTCCAACTTTGAAACCACGGAGTCGTGGTGGCTTTATATTCATTGCCAACTGTCACGCTGCTTAAAAGTCCTTGTTCTCGACCTTTGTATGCGCCAACAATAAAGCCAGCACACACCGCAAGAACCAAGACCAGAATAATAATTGTTTTTTTCATAAGATTATTTAGCTTTATTAAAGCTATTATTATTTTCTTTAATTCTCTTGTAGTTTTTAATATCTCCTAAAGAGAGTTTAATTATTTCTTGAGCAGTAACAAAAGAACGATATTTCTCCCCCAACACCTCATTTGTTTCATTACCAACCAAAACGGGCTTCTCACTTTCAACTCTGTCATTAAAAACGGCTTCAATGGCTGTTAAAGCCAAATCATCATCAGCCAATATTTCTAATTTGCTTTGTAATAAGTCATTAATCATAATTGTTCAGGAGTTGTTGTCTCTCCTAATTGTTTTAATGGTTGAGTAGATGCACTGGCAACCATTGGTGTTGATGTTGGCGCAGCCCCAAAATTAATTGGCGATAATCCAGAACTTTCAAGAATGGTATTAAGTAGTTTTGTCATTTCAGGATCTTGTCGTATCTGTGGGGTAGCAATATACTGCCTCAACACATTAACCAGTTTGTCAGTCAACAGGGCTAAATTCTTTTGCTTACCAGCAATGTTGGTCATCACCGATAAACTAATATCTTTCATTTCACCAGCTAATATCTCAAAAAATCTTTTGTTACCTTTTTTAATAAAATCTTCTTTAACTTTTTGCTTATACATCTCTACCATCTCCTCATCCACTTCTTGTAATCCCAAGATCATTCTCTTTTTAAAATCATTGGCTTTTTTAACAACTATTTTATCAACTACTTCTTGTAACTCGTTAGCTGAAAGCTCTTGCATAAATATTTGTTCTTTTACTGTTTCTTTAGCCAAATGAGGTAAAATCCAATCCCGATAAATTTCATCCATAAAGACCGCTAACTTACCTTGTCGGTATTTGTGCATACTCTTACCTTCCATTTGCTGAGCTTCATAAAGTTTAAATGGTGTGCCAGAAGATGGTGTTTCGCCCATCAATGCTTCGGGAGCTGCCCCTAATAGTTGAGCGTGTTGCCAAAACCTTTCAACACCATCATTAAACACTGCTAAATTGCGCGGAAAAGTATCAAGCTGCGATATTCTGCTATTAGCTTGTATGTGTAAAAGTTCATTATTGTCAACATTTTTTAAGTTATTGCGACCCTTAAGAGATGGATCATCAGTCCAATACATTGTTTTAGCCGACGCATCTTTCATTTCAGTTAATTTAACTTCGTGCCAATTAGTCCAAAGCTGTGATTCAAACAATTCTTCAATAGCTCCCCTACCCAAAGCCCTGTTTTTAATATCATCACGCTTTAAAAACTTAAACGGCAATTCTGGCATTTGTTTTTTAAACAAGCATACCCCCTGTTTTTGATTATTTTCTTTCTTATAAAAAGCCACTATTTGTATCTGATTTACATCTTTTTCACTTTCACCAACAACATCTTCGCCGCTTAACCATTCTATTGGTAAAGTGCCGTGTACTTCGTAAATCTCCACCATGTCTTTGTCTTCTTTCTTAACCAACTGAATGAGAGTTTCAATATCAATATCAGACCCTTCCCCACCCCATCTGCGCTTTTTTCCTTCTTTTCTTAACTGAGCAAAACTCATTTCGTGTTTAATTGCAAAAGGATAATTTAATAAATCATTTTGGTTGCAAAATGCAATAGTTTTTAAATCAACCACCTCTGGTTTAACAGATTCTGTTTTCCTAACCAAAGCCCCGCCATAATTACAATAACTCTCCACCATCTCATCAATAAAAGTGTCAATGCTATTCTCTAACGCCCATTTCTGGTGATACTTACGAATTAAAAGAGATTTAAAATACTCATCGGGATTGTCTACATAAAGCTCAATATCTTTAACGTCAAACCCCTCTGTCCGATAATGAATATTAAGAATTGGCAAGACAATGTTTCTAAATGGTCTTAAAAAACGATTTTCGTTTTCTTCGCTAAATTGCGAATTAAGATACAAAAACGACTGTCTTAGTTGATCTTTCATTGACCAAAACCACCCATCCTCTAATTCAATGGGCTTAGAATAATTAACTTCTTCCTCGACAATGTAATCGAAAATATTATTGGTAGTCATATAAAAAAAGGACACTAATTTAGTAGTGTCCTATAAGGAGACCAAGAAATCGTTTAAGAAAACTTGGTGACCTTATAAGACATCACCAAACTATTTAAACGATTTTTTGGAATTAAATTGTTAATTTAACAAAAGTTCCAGATTTTTAGCTTGAAATGAACAAGCAGTTTTATTATTAAACATTCTTCTGATTTGGGGAGCATTAAACATCTTTTCAATTGTTTTATCTCCTTTAGTCAAAAACATCACTCCCCTACCTTTAATCTCTTGCCATTCCAAATCAAACTTAGACAAAGCATCGGCAACCGTTTTGCCTTGTTGTGTCCATTCTTTACCTAAAACTCGTAGTGTTATTTTAATCATTTGATTAAAGCATTAATTTCTTTGGCACACTGTTCAAGTACACGATAAGCAAAAAGATCGCCTTCATTGGCTTTTTCTATCTTTTCCAAATTATCAAGATGTGACCAATATTCATTACATTCTTTCTCATGAACTTTAAACTCCTCGCTTTTTTTATCAAGATCTTCCCTTTCGCACAATTCTTTAATCTCCTCTGGTGTTTCTGCTATTACTTTTTCACTCCATTTTTTAGAAATAGCTCTCTTAAACATTAACTCCAATATTTGTTCTCTTTGATGTTGTAGTATTTTTTTCATAATTTTTCTTTTAATTCAGCAATAAAGTCAGGGTTTTGTAAAAAATTATCCGGCTCATCACTGTCTCCTCTGGCTTTTTTATACTTAACCACAATGCTTATTAAGGTTGGATTAGTGACCTTTATTGGTTTCCCCACTATCTCAGAGATAACGGGGTCAATTTTGGGCTCTTCTCTTGGTTTAAAATCACCCCTAAATGCTTGCGAAGCATTGATAACTTCAGCTTGTGAAAAATTGTAGTCTTCCATAAAACGATTTTTTAATTATTTTCCTGGATTAAAATTTTGATTAGGTGTTGGTTGAAATTCGTCTTTAAATATTCTATCCCAGTAATTCTCTTCTTGTTTTAGTCTTCCCAGTGTTGATAAGGCATATCTGATGCCAGCCATATGATGATTAGCGCATCCTGGGTCTTCTTCATTAATCGTTTTGCCATTTTTATCTACCATCCACATATAATTCCTTTGCTCTTTTAAGATGTTAAAACTATTTCTGGTGACGCTAATTGGCTGGTCTTGCACTAATTGAATGCCAGCCACTACACTATCCTTTCCTTTTTGACTAGCTACCACATTAAGCCCATAAGCTCTTAACTCATCAATGCTTTTAGGTTCAGCGCTATCAGCCACGATGGTTGTTTGCGCTCTATCTAAAGCATTTAAGAAATCTGCTAATTGCTTATTGCTCATTCCTTTACGATATAAAAGCTCATTAAGTATCCACCCGCCATTATAGTAATAAATCTCACCGATTGCTGAGGGGTCGTTAGTATAGCCAAAGTCCAACCAACGCCTTTCTAATCTAGCTTCGTACGGTATTTCATCAATTATCTTCCAGCCGGGATAAATTAAACCTTCAATTTCACCTAATTGACCTTCACCATAAACTTTCCACCAACTTTTATTGTGTTTATGTGATTCAATTTCTGCCACTACCACCGGATCTAAAACATTTAAACAGTCCTGATAAGTTAAAGTAATAAAATCAATATCGTTTCTTTTGTTAAGCATTTCAGTATAAAACCAAAATTCATTAGTCGGGTTCCAATCCATCCAAACAATTTTTTTAGTTCTGGTAATCAGCTGATCAACAATGTTGTATGGCAAGTTATTAGCTTCATTGATAAATAAAATATCCCGTTTTGGTCCGTGTGCTTTGCCAAATTTATCAAAACTTATAAACTCTAAAATAGTTTTATCTGGAAAAGTATAGGTAAAATTACTGGCGTTCCACGCTCTATCATCCCAATAACCCTGACTGCGCATAATGCTAATAAAATCTCTAATCGCTCCCAGCTTTAAATGAGGCACACTTTCCGCCACTACTGTCATCACTTCATTTTTAGTGCTTTGGCCATAATCAATCAGCCAAATTAAAATACTAATTGTCTTGCTCGCTGATGTCCCCCCGGCCACTGCTCTGATTCTCTTCCGGAGTGAGAATATCTTGCGCGTCGCTAAGGTGTCCTTGTATAGATTGTCCGGCATATATTGGTTTATGAATTATTATTTCTCCACCCATTTCTGTATCTTGTTTTGGATTTCCTTCTCCCATCCGCCATTGCATTTCAGGGGTAATATTCTTTAAAAACTCTTCTTTTTCTTCATTAGACATTAACACAAACTTCTGACGGACATAATCCTTCAGAGTTCCTTTTGGTCTTCCAGATGGATTTCCGCTAAAACCTTTCGCAAATGTTCCATCTGGCATTCTTCCTGAATTATTCCTGATGGCAGGATTTTCAACTTCTTCCATATTTTATTTCCTAATTATCCAAATTAAATAAGATAAATTAAAAATTAAAGCAAATATACTAAAACAAATAGAAAAAATTTTGATATCCATATTTTATTTCTTATTTTTCTTATTATGTTTAACAAAACTCCAAAATTCGCAGTTATCGCAAAACTTTTTATCATCAACTTCTACAAATTCATCGCCAACCTTAATAAACTCTTTCTTGCACCTACTGCATTTTATCTTAAGTTCCATATTTTTTGATGCCAAGAGAGGGTCTGACACATTGGTAGCCCTCTTATTTAGGCATAAAGAAGTTTAAGGTGTACTTCATACTATAAACCCGAGTAATAAAAAAACTCGCATCCAAATTTATGGCTGTTGATCAGACACCACAAATTCAGACGCGAATTTTCTAATTTTTAGCATAATTATGGGGTAAATTATACTTGCACCCTTATTATATACAAAAAATCACTCGTGTGTCAAGTCTTGGCGCAATCTTCACACAATTTAGGTTTTATTTCTGATTGTTTTTTCTTTAAAATGCCATTAAATCTAACACCACAAACCCGACAAAAGCGGTCTGGATGCTCTTTTTTTTCATTTGTCCACCAATCTGTCCTTTTCCGTTTCTGATAACGACACGCCTTACAAACGTGAGTTAAATACCCGTGATCCACCGGAAAACAATCATCACTCTTGTCTTTGTGGCATTTTTTACAAATCATTATTTTAATTAATTTTATTAATAATCCACCACATAACTAACATTCCCAAAATATACCCAAACAAGGTTCCGTTCATAAACCAATCAAATCTACCAAATTTTCTCTTTTGTTTGGGTTGAGTTAAGGTTGGCTTTTGATTGCTTATTTTATACTCTTCAATAAAATCCCCACTGGTATACTCAATCTTTAATGGTTTTGTTTCGTTTTTTTGGTGATAAAAATCTCTATCAGAAATGTTATTCATATTTTTTTGAAGTGTTAAATATTAAATGGTCTAAATCTTTAATATCACGAATTACGATATAAAGTCCCCCTGCTTTTTCTATTTGTTGTTTGGCTTCTTGCTGAGCTGGACTTAATTTGCCTTTGTCTGTCTTAATTTCCAAACCAACAAAAGTGCCATTAATACAACAGACAACATCAGGACAGCCCGCCTTGCCAGTTTTAAAATAGCGCCCAGTATCGGTTTTAATCGCTCCACTGCCTGCTCTAAAGAAATAGATATCTTTCTGATAGCCCAGATACTCTAATACTGTTTTCTGAATTTCATGCTCGGGGATTTTTATTTTCATTATTTTTATCTTTTCTTCACACCTACAATCAATTAAATCACAATCACATATTTTTGTTTTTTTCATATTATTTTTTTAATAATTCTTCTTTATTATTTTATTAATATCTTTAATTAATTTCTGCTGGTATTCTAAGCTCAAAAGATTCTCAATAGAAATCCGAGAAGAAATTTGTCTTAACTTGGGCAGGTTTTCTCTATCATCAGCCGAGAATAGTAGTTGGATTATGTGGTTAGTGGGGGTCATATTAAAATATAATTATTAAAATAATAAGAATAATCCAAAACCAACCTATAAGTATTTTAACTTCTATTTCATCTTTATAATTAATTTTTTTATAATAAATTTCAAAAAATCTTTTTATTTTCATATTTATTTATTGTTTTTAATAAATTATAAAGCTTTTTCTGCATTAAAACTCCAGTATATTTTGGTTTTTTTCTCTTACTTACTTTTTCAACCCATTTTACAAATCCTTTCTGATGATCGGGATTATTAGGATTAAATGGAATTGTATTATCTTTTTTCATAAATTTATTTTCTATTTTTATAATCAATTACAAAAGAGATAAAAATTAATAAGCCAGTAAAGAGAAATAGTAAATAGAGTTCAAGGGGCATAAAGTTTATAATAATTTCTGTGGCACACCATTTAATCTGGCTTCGGCTATTTTACAATATTCAGCTTCTTTTTCTATTCCTATAAAGTTAAACCCTAAATCTTTAGCAGCAACTAATGTAGAACCTGAACCTGCAAATGGGTCTAATACTGTTCCCAAAGTGGTTCAAAAGGAATTATAGTATCCCATTTACAGGCAGTCGTTCCGTAGGGTAAATCACAAAGTATCATATCAATACTCTTATCTGGTATATCTTTCATCACTTCTAAACAATCTCCTTGTATTACTTTGTTTGTAAATTGTTCCATATTATTCTTTAGGATTTGTATCCTTATTATCTTCTGTTAGTTGACTTAATCTTTTATTGATAATGTCTATGTATTCAGGCGAGATTTCTATTCCAATATAGT